ACTCGAAATCCACAACGGCATCAAACTGGAAATGGTCGAGAACTTCATGCAAGGCATGAAGAACCTTTTTGAAGAAAATTATGTAGAACTCCCTGAAGATAAATATGATGTTCTCGAAGAGATGACACAAAAATTAGATGAGATGGAAGAGAAGCTCAATGAGCAGATTGAAAAGAACATGTCACTCAATGGCACAATCAAGACCTTTGTAAAGGAATCGGTTGTTGCTGAAGTTTCCAAGGGTCTTGCTCAAACTCAAGCAGAGAAGCTTGCTTCTCTTGCAGAAGGTGTTGAGTTTGAATCCGAAGAGTCCTTTAAGGCAAAACTGGAAACCATTAAGGAAAATTATTTTCCTAAGGCAAAAGTTGAACTGAAGGAAGACATTGCAACTGATGAAGTTGCATCCCCCGCTGAGGGTCCAATGGCTGCCTATGTTCAGGCAATTTCCCGTTGGAAATAATTATTAAATAAACCACTTACTTACTTACTAGGAGAAAACAAATGTTAGGCATGTCCCAACAACTCCAGGAGAAGTGGGCACCTGTTCTTGAGCACGGTGATCTTCCAAGAATCGAAGATAACTACAAGAAAGCTGTCACTTCCATCCTGCTTGAGAACCAAGAGCGTGTTATCCGTGAGGAGCGTCAGATCCTGTCGGAAGCACTGCCAACTGTAAACACTGATCCTGGCGCTGCTGGCGTTCCAGGTTTCTCGGGTTCCGCTGCTGCTGCTGGTCCAGTTGCAGGTTTCGACCCTGTTCTGATCTCGCTTATCAGACGTGCAATGCCAAACCTCGTTGCATATGACCTGGCAGGCGTTCAACCAATGAACGGTCCTACTGGACTGATCTTCGCAATGCGTGCTCGCTACGATAACCAGTCAGGCGCTGAAGCATTCTTCAACGAAGTTAATCCTAATCAGTCGGGTACTCAAGGTGCTAACGACGTTTCGGGTGCTGCTGATGCTCTGGTTGGCGACAACCCTGCTGTTCTGAACGATACCTTCAGTGGTACTGAGGCAACTGTTCAGGCACTGTATGGTAACGCTCACGCAATGTCCACTCAGGATTCTGAGGCACTGGACAGCGATGGCACCGCTCCTGACTTCCGTGAGATGGGTTTCAGCATCGAGAAGATTGCTGTTACCGCTAAGTCACGTGCTCTGAAGGCAGAGTACAGCATCGAACTCGCACAAGACCTTCGTGCTATTCATGGTCTTGATGCTGAGTCAGAGCTGGCAAACATTCTGTCCTCTGAGATCCTTGCTGAGATCAACCGTGAGGTTGTTCGTACCATTTATAAGTCCGCTAAGCGTGGTGCTCAGCACGATACCGCTACCGCTGGTATCTTTGACCTGGACGTTGACTCCAACGGTCGTTGGTCGGTTGAGAAGTTCAAGGGTCTTCTGTTCCAAATCGAGCGTGATGCAAACGCAATTGCACGTGAAACTCGTAGAGGAAAGGGCAACATGATCATGTGCTCTGCTGACGTTGCTTCGGCACTGGCAATGGCAGGCGTACTTGATTACACCCCTGCTCTGGAAGGCAACAACCGTCTCGCAGTTGACGAAACTGGTAACACCTTCGCTGGTGTTCTGAACGGTCGTTACAGAGTTTACATCGACCCATATGCAACCATCACCCGTGGTGGTACAGGTGGTCAGTCGGGTAACCAGTACTACGTCATCGGTTATAAGGGTACTTCCCCTTATGATGCAGGTCTGTTCTATTGCCCATATGTACCTCTGCAGATGGTACGTAGCGTTGGTCAGGATGACTTCCAGCCACGTATCGGATTCAAGACCCGCTACGGCATGGTCCTGAACCCATTCGCTAAGGGTTATGATGCATACCTCGCAGATGCTGATCCTGCTGCTGCAGCAAACCTCTCCAGCAACGTATACTACAGAAGAGTATCTGTTGCAAACCTCATGTGATCCATTCACAGAGTTTACTGGACCCCGAAAGGGGTCCTTTTTTATGTCTATAAATATAAGAATGAAGGATCCTACTCATGACAATCTGTAACGAAAACTTCCTGTCACCTACAGGATTCAAATTAGTCGTTCCTGGATTTACCAGCATTGGTTTTCAGTGTACCAGTGTCAACATTCCTGGTATTTCAATGGGAGGTCCAAATCAAGCGACTCCATATAATGACTTCCAGTTAACTGGAGATAAACTTACGTATGAAGAATTTGTCGTTAGATTTTTAATTGATGAAGATTGCATTAACTATTCACTGATTCATAATTGGATGGTGGGTATTACATATCCACAAAAAGGAAGTCAGTGGAGAGATTTTGTAAACGAAATGAAGGATAAAGATTTTCAAGTTAACGACGACTTTTTAGATCAAACTGATTTATACCTTCATATTTTAAATAGCAATTATAATACATCATTTAAAGTTTATTTTGTAGATTCATTTCCAGTAGCATTAACTCCTATGGAATTTTCTACTGATCAAAATGATGTGCAATATTTGTCAGCAGAAATAAGATTTAGATATACTTTCTTTAAACTAACAGATAGATTCGACAAACCTTTGACATTATGAGTTTACAACAACAGATTATGGAAGAGTGGAGAATAGATGCAGATATGGGTGATGACCTATTTGAAGCAGCAAGAAACATTCCCATTCTTCATTCAAAATGGATTGATAAGTATTTAAGAATTCAGTTACTTAAAAAAGAAAAAGAATACGAATACAAAAGAATATACAAACAGAAATATAGTTATTACATGGGCAGAGAAGAGGATGCTCCTGATGAAAAGATCATGAAGACAGAGGTTCAGATCTACATTGATGCCGATGAAGAAGTCATCAGATTAAAAGCAATGGTAGATCTGTATGACAAACTGGAAGGCACTGTTAAAGAGATTCTAAATAATATTAACAATCGTTCATTCCAAATCAAGAATGCAATTGATTGGTTAAGATATTCTAGAGGTATAGATGAGTGACGTTATTATCCGAAAGAAAAATGAAGTATATCTTCAACTGAAAACACCTCCACATATTTCATATGAATTATCTGACCACTTTACCTTTGAGGTAGAGGGTGCAAAGTTCATGCCTGCTTACAGGCAGAAGTACTGGGATGGCAAGATTAGATTGTTCTCACCTGGCACTGGAGAAATCTATGCTGGGTTGAGAGAGTATATTGAAGAGTTCTGCAAAGAACGTGGATACACATATGATTATGACGATAATGAATTCTTTGGTATGCCAAATGCTGAAGATGAATTAGTATCTTTTGAGGGAGTTAAGTCATTTACTAAAAGATTTTCGCCACTTAAAGCAAGGGACTATCAGTACAAGGCAATTTTTGAAGCACTAAGAAAGAAAAGGAAACTGATTGTGTCTCCGACAGGATCAGGTAAGTCCTTTATGATCTATTCTATTGTTCGTTTCCTTCAAGAAACAGGTCAGAAAATTTTGATCGTGGTGCCAACTACCTCCCTTGTCGAACAGATGTACAAGGATTTTGAATCTTATAGTTGGGATGCTGAACAATTTTGTCATAAAGTATATGCTGGTCATGAAAAGATATCTGAGAAACCAGTAACTATTACGACATGGCAATCAATTTATAAACAACATAGAAAATATTTTGAATGCTTCAGTGCTGTTATTGGTGACGAGGCGCATCTTTTTAAGGCAAAGTCCTTGACAGATATTCTCACCAAACTACATCATGCCAAGTATCGTGTTGGATTTACTGGAACCCTAGACGGTAGCAAGACAAATAAACTTGTCCTAGAAGGGTTGTTCGGTCCTCACGAAAAGATTACAAATACAAATGACCTAATTAAACAAGGACATCTTTCTAGATTAAAGATCAAGATTATATCACTGAGGCATAACCATGTCAAGTTTGACAGTTATCATGAAGAGATTGATTACTTGGTCTCACATCCTAGAAGGAACAACTTTATCAAAAATCTTTCACTAGATCTTTCAGGTAACACCTTAGTACTATTCAACTATGTTGAACGTCATGGTGAACCACTTTATGAACTCATAAATAGTAGTGCAAAGGATGGAAGAAAAGTATTCTTCGTACACGGTGGTATTGATGTAAAGGACAGAGAAGAAATCCGATCAATTACTGAGAAGGAGTCCAATGCAATCATCATCGCTAGTTATGGAACTTTTTCCACAGGCATTAACATTAAAAATTTACACAACGTTATTTTTGCTTCCCCTTCAAAATCTAGAGTAAGAAATCTACAATCAATTGGTAGAGTACTAAGAAAGGGAGAAAATAAAAATACCGCTGTTCTTTATGATATTGCTGATGACACATCAAAAGATTCAAACAATCCAAACTATACTTTGCGCCATCTTTTTGAAAGAGTAAAGATCTATAATCAAGAGAATTTTGATTATGAGATAATCAACGTTAAGTTAAAGAACTAAGTATGGGACCTTTTTACGCAAGTATTAAATTTAAAACTGGAGAAGAAATTCTATGTTATGTAAAAAACGCCAATCCTGAAGAAGACATTCTTTTAATAGAAAACCCAATAGAGGTTGAAGAAGTAGATATACCTGGAATCATTCAAGGTATGAAATTAAAATCATGGATGAAAGTATCACATGAATCTGAATTCTATATTGATGGTGATACAATCATGACAATTAAAGAAGTCAATACTCATGTTATTAACTTCTACAAATCATGTATTAAAAGATTAGATGAAGTTGATGTTCCAAAAAAGAGAATTAAAAAACCCCAACTCAAAAGAGAGAAGGGGCGCATTCCATTAGATAGTAATATGGGATTATTATCCTCTATTGATGATGCTAGAGATCTTCTAGAACAAGTATTCCTAAAGGATATTAAAGATAATAAAGAATCTTAAGTACTTAAAGCTTTCTTATCAACCCTGACCGAGTTATTATACACAGATTCAGGGGTCTTGTCAAGCCCCCCTTTATGTGCTATGATGGTACGAGAAGAACAATCTAGTTTCAATGTCAAAACCAAAAGAACATTACGTCAACAACAAGGACTTCTTACACGCAATAGAACAGTATAAGAAGAAAGTAGCAATTGCACAAAAAAATGGGGACCCGAAACCACCTGTTGGTGAATACATTGGTGGGTGCTTTCTTAAGATTGCTACTCACCTTTCCTACAAACCAAACTTTGTCAACTACATGTTTAAGGATGACATGATTGGTGATGGCATTGAAAATTGCATTACTTACATTGATAATTTCGATCCCGAAAAATCAAAGAACCCTTTCGCTTATTTTACTCAGATCATCTACTACGCTTTTCTTCGTAGAATCCAGAAAGAAAAAAAGCAAGTAGATATTAAAAATAAGATGATTGAAAGGTCTGGATTTAGTGAAGTATTTACTGGAGATGAGTATGGGTGTGATTCCTCATACGAACAAATTAAGAATTCCCTTGAACAAAAGATGAGGTATTGATGAAGGTTGCTATTATTACTGACCAACATTTTGGTATGCGTAAAGGTAGTCAGATCTTTCATGACTACATGAAAAAGTTTTATGATGAAGTATTCTTTCCCACCATAGACAAGTATGAAATTGATAGGATTATCGATCTTGGAGATACCTTTGACAACCGTAAGTCGATTGATTTCTGGTCACTGGATTGGGCAAAGGAAAACTACTACAGCAAACTTGCTGATCGAGGTTGCATTGTTTATACAGTGGTTGGTAACCACACTTCTTACTACAAAAACACCTTAGATCTTAATGCAGTCAATCTTCTTCTGAGTGAGTATCCAAACATTGTTCAGATCAGTAACCCTCAAACTTTAAATGTTGGTGGGCATGATATCTGCTTCATTCCTTGGATCTGTGTTGATAACGAGACAGAAACATTTGAGGAGATTTCAAATACCAGTGCAAAGATTGCCATGGGGCATCTTGAGTTGTCTGGGTTTGAGACACACCCTGGTTACGTTATGGATCATGGTATGAGTGCTGATGTTTTCTCCAAATTCAAAAAGGTTTACTCTGGTCATTTCCATCATCGTTCCCATGCAGGTAACGTTTACTACCTAGGCAATCCTTATCAGATGTATTGGAATGACTATGGCGATGTTCGTGGTTTCCATTTGTTTGAT